AAGATGTAGAAAACGCGAATACTATAGAAGAGATTGACGAATTATTATTAAGTTTATAATACAGAAAAACGCCCTTTATTTAGTATAATGTTAATATACAGAAATGGCCGATAGTGCGAACACAATAAATATTGATATTAACAATCTTAATATCAATGAAAAACAATTAAAAATAATGATATTTATAACAAATGCATTAGAAAATGGATGGTCAATAAAAAAAAAGCGTGAACAATTTATTTTTACAAAAAAACATGAAGGAAAAATGGAGGTTTTTGATGAAAAATATCTTTCTACTTTTATTCAATCAAATTTTGATATGAATTTATTAAAGCATACTTAAAAAAATAAATACTGATTTTATAGCATTTCGAATCACAAATTTGTTATTTTTTCAACTAAAAACATACATTTATAAAAAATAAAATAGAGATCATTGTTTAGGCGTATATGGACTTAAAAAATAGAATTGACGAATTATATTTAGCAATTAATAATTAATTAAATTTATTTAATTATTAATTAAATTACCGATTTAATTACTTAAATAGGTAACATGAGTTATTATATTTGTAAAACTATGCTTTAATAAAAAATCTATTTAATTAATTAAATCCAGAATTTTTTTCTATACCAAAGGTATATAAGAAATGGCTGGAGCACTTATGCAACTCGTCGCCTATGGCGCCCAAGACGTATTCCTTACTGGAACCCCTGAAATTACTTTCTGGAAGGTGTCATACAGACGCCACACCAACTTTGCTATGGAATCAATTGAACAGACATTCTCTGGACAAGCCGATTTCGGACGTCGTGTAACATGCACAATCAGCCGTAATGGTGATTTATGTTACCGCACATATCTTCAAGTAACACTTCCTGAGATCAACCAAGGTATGGGAGCAACAACCAATGGACCTGTCTATGCCCGTTGGTTAGATTTCCCAGGTGAGCAACTTATCGCTCAAGTTGAGGTTGAAATTGGTGGTCAACGCATTGATCGTCAATACGGTGACTGGATGCACATCTGGAACCAACTTACAATGTCATCTGAACAACAAAAGGCTTACCACCAAATGATCGGTAACACCACTCAATTAACATACATCACTGATCCTTCATTCGCTGACGTATCTGGACCTTGTTCCGCTGCTGGTGGACCTTCCCAAGTATGTGCCCCTCGCAAGGCTCTTCCTGAAACTACTTTATACATTCCTCTTCTTTTCTGGTTCTGCCGCAACCCTGGTCTTGCCCTTCCTCTTATTGCCCTTCAATACCACGAAGTCAAGATCAACATCGATTTCCGTCCTATCGGTGAGTGCTTGTGGGCTGTAAAATCTCTTTCCGAATCTTCCGGAACACAAACTGTATCCCAAGCTTACCAACAATCCCTTGTTGCTGCCTCATTATACATTGACTATATCTTCCTTGATACCGATGAGCGCCGCAAGATGGCCCAGAACCCTCACGAGTACTTGATTGAACAACTTCAATTCACTGGTGACGAATCTGTTGGTTCATCCTCCAACAAGATCAAGCTCAATTTCAACCACCCTTGTAAAGAGCTTGTCTGGGTTGTCCAACCTGATGCTAACGTAGATTACTGTGCTTCCCTTGAAGGTGGCCAAACTCTATACAAGACATTAGGTGCCCAACCTTTTAACTACACTGATGCTATCGATGCTCTTCCTAACGCTGTCCACGCTTTCGGAGGTCCTACTGAAACATCTGGTGCCGATGCCTTCATCACATCAGGTGGTCTTTTCCAAGATCCTGGAGCTGACGCCAGTGGTGCCGGAACTGCCTGGTCAACCCCTAGCGCTATGGCTGGTGGTGATGCTGAAGGTTCATATGTCTCTGATGCCGGTACATTCGTACTTGCCGAGACTGCATTGGACATGCACTGCTGGGGTGAGAACCCTGTTGTAACAGCCAAGTTACAACTTAACGGTCAAGATCGTTTCTCTGAACGTGAAGGTTCATACTTCGATGTTGTTCAACCATTCCAACACCACACACGTGCCCCTGACTCTGGTATCAACGTCTACTCATTCGCTCTTCGCCCTGAAGAACATCAACCATCTGGAAGCTGCAACTTCTCCAGAATCGATAACGCCACTTTACAACTTGTTCTTTCCAGCGCCACTGTTGGTGGAACAGCCACTGCTAAGGTCCGTGTCTACGCCACATCATATAACGTCCTTCGTGTAATGAGCGGTATGGCTGGTGTTGCTTACAGCAATTAAGCGTGATGTCGATAAAATATATCTCCTAATCCAATTGTAAAGTTATAAATTAATATATACGTCATTCGTATATATTAAAAATTTAATGATTATAAAAAAATAGATATAAATAATTTTCGCAATACCCTTTTATAAATGTCTCTCAGAACCTATCAATCTGGAAATTTACATACACAAAATGATTTACTAATGAAATGTTTAATGGATTTTTATGCTGATAAAACACGTTTAAATGAAATGATGAAAATTATCAATGGTGAATCAGTAATATCATTACGAATTGTCGATTGGTTTGTAACAAATTATGCGAAAAAGTTTTATACTATTTACGAATTACCACAAGAGCGTAATGGAAAATCTACAACAATGCGATTTAAAGTATATAATGATTATAAATTAAAACTAAAAGCTTATTCTAAAAAACGTTTTGATCCTTTTTGTCGATGGGAACGCATAACGATTCCATATAATGACGATAATTGTATGGAAACAACGATTGGACAACTTAATTTTTTTAAATGGGCTATAGAAAACAAGATTATCAATTATATTCAAGAAAATTATAACGATATAGAAAAAGATATGAACGAACGTAACAGTATTTCCAAAAAGAAAAAAGATACAGATGGTGATATAGAAAACTCTACTATTACTATTTCAAATGATTCTGGAAAAACACGTAAAAAACGTGAAGAACTCTCAGTTTCCGCCTGTAAATGCATTAAAAAAGAGAATGTTAAGATAATTGTTTCTTTTAATTAAACAATTTAAAAACGATTCATCATAGTAACATATATTATGTCTGATAAAAAACAGCACATTTCACTCGTTGTATGCGGACATGTTGATGCCGGAAAATCTACGACTACTGGCCATTTGATTTTTAAATTAGGTGGTATTAGTGAACGCGAAATGCAAAAGCTTCAAGCAGAAGCTGATCAGCAAGGTAAAAGTTCATTTGCATTTGCCTATTATATGGACAAAGACAAAGCTGAACGTGAACGTGGTGTAACTATTAATTGTACCACAAAAGAATTTTATACAGAAAGTTATCATTATACAATTGTCGATGCGCCTGGTCACAGAGATTATGTAAAGAATATGATTACTGGTGCTGGATGTGCTGATGTAGCACTTCTTCTTGTACCAGCCGAAGCTGGTGGTTTTGAAACAGCGATTGCTCGTGGTGATCATTCTACTGGTGAAGTACAAGGACAGACCAGACAACACGCGCGTCTTTTAGGTCTACTAGGTATTGAGAAATTGATTGTAGGAGTCAATAAGATGGATGCAGTTGATTGGTCTGAGCAACGTTTTAGTGAAATCAGAGAAGAAATGACCAAGATGATTACACAAGCAGGATTTAAGCCTAAACAGGTTGCTTTTATTCCTTATTCTGGTTTCAAAGGTGAAAATTTGGTAGAAAAAACGGATAAAATGCCTTGGTATAAAGGTTGGAAAGCTAATCTAAATAAGGATACTGTAGTTGAAGGGTTTACACTTTATGATGCTCTAGAGAAGCTAGCACGTCCACCTAAACGTAATCCAGACGCACCTGTAAGAATTCCTATTAATGGAATTTATAAAATTAAGGGTGTTGGTGATGTGATTACCGGTCGTGTTGAACAAGGAACTGTTAATGCAGGAGATATGCTTCGTATTGCACCAAGAGGACAAAAAGGTCTTAAAGTATTTAGTATTGAAATGCATCATAAAACTTGGGAACAAGCTGGACCCGGAGACAATGTTGGTTTGAATATTAAAGGTCTTGATATGAAAACAAATCCAGTAAAGGTAGGCGATGTTATGTCTCTTGAAAAAGAAGATATTTTGAAACCAGTAAAAAGTTTTGTAGCACAAGTTGCTGTTCAAGAACATCCTGGACAATTAAAGGTCGGTTTTAGTCCTTGTGTTCACGTACGAACAGCAAAATCTGCGTGCAAAATGACTTCTATCAACTGGAAAATAAGTAAGAAAACTGGTAATGAGAAACAAGATAGTCCTCCATTTCTTGAGCGTGGCGAACAGGCAGAGATTGTATTTGAACCACAGCAATTACTTTATTTAGAAGAATTTGAAAAATGTGCGGGGCTAGGAAGAATTGCTGTTATGGACTCCAATCAGCTTGTTATGTTAGGTAAAGTAATGAGTGTTGAGTACAAAGATTATAAAAAACTATAAACAATATATTTAAAATAACATTTAAATAGAAATTCGTATATTTATACATAATGCAATTATTACATGGATTATGTATAACATTTCTAGCAACATTTGTAACATCTTTTTCAATCCGAAATACATTTTTAACACTTTATAGAAATAAAAAAAATTTAAACAACCCTATCTTAAAAAATATTGACGAAATATTAGAACATAAACCCGAAGCAAAGGTGATTGTTTCTACACCAGGAGGATTATTTGGTTATTATTTTATGGGCGTATCTTCATTTATTAAAGAACATTATGATTTATCTGAATATGTATTTACTGGAGCCTCTGCTGGTGCTTGGAATTCATTGTTTTTATCTTTAAATGGAGATAATAAAGCACTTGTAGATGAATTACTAGATACAGATATTAAGAATATTAAATCAATTTTAAAATTAGAACAAAAATTGAAAAAAACAATTCTAGATAATTACAGTGACGACGCGTTTTATCTTGAAAAGTTATATTTAGGTGTTTCTGTTTTAGATGGTACAAAATTTAAACTATGTGTTTATAATGATTTTACCTCTCTTGAGGATGCGTTAGATTGTTGTATCGCTAGTTCACATATACCCTTTGTAACAGGCGGACCTTTCAATATTTATAGAAACAAGCTTTCTTTTGATGGCGGTTTTTATAATTACCCCTATTTAAACGTTTCAACTCCTTCACTCATTATTGCTCCTGATATTTGGAAGAAAAAAAATGATACAAATGATGAAGAAGAGTCGAATGTTACTGTTATCAACTGTAGTCTTGATACCATTATTAATTTGAGTAAAATAAATGCTAACATAACAGACCTGTTTTACGCAGGTTATAATGATTCGATGAAAAATAAAGCATACCTCGATAAAATCTTTAATTCTATTATTAAAGATGACGATAATGACTATGAAATTGAAATAATAAGTAACGATAAATAGATAGGGGATCTTAAGGGGGCGCCCCTTACAAAAATATAATACATTTATATAAATGTATTCTATTTTTTTGTTATTTTTGTATTTTTATTCTACCAATAGTTTTTTTCCAAAAAATCCCTTTAAACAGTCTGTTCAATTATTATCTATGAACAAATATGAATTTTCAAAAGAATATTTTGAGTTTTACGTCAAATTTAAACAGCCATTATTGCTTAATACAGATGCTCCTGATTATGATATTTTTGCGAAAAAACATGAAAAAAACTATTTTATCTTTGAGAAAAATTTTAAAAATATCCAAGAAACAAATGCAGAATTAAAAAATCAAAACAACACCTTTTCTGTAGAGATAAATGAATTTGCAGATACAGTTGACTTGGACAATGTTTTTACTCAAAATATTATGAATTATGATATTGATAAGACACAGACTAGTAAAAATCCTTTCTTAAAAATGGTTCGAAACCCAATACATTTTTTAAAAAAAACGGTTAATAACAATATAAAACGATTTTCTTGGAACGATACTGGATTATTAAGTCCAGTAAAAAATCAATTGAGTTGTGGATCTTGTTGGGCATTTTCTACCACAAGCTGTTTGGAGACGTTTATGCGAAAACAAAACTATACTGTTGAACGTTTATCTGAACAAGAATTAGTAGACTGTTCAGAAAAAAACAGTGGATGTAATGGAGGCTTAATGCATCTAGCATTTGATTATATTATTGATAACGAAGGAATTACTACGGATGATCAATATCCATATAATGCTACCACTGGATTACACTGTTTAACAAATAAAACGCGTGCAATTGGTTCCAATGTACAAAAATACGCTTTTACTATTCCAGAATCTGTCCAAGATTTGAAATCAAGTGTTCTGCAAAATCCCGTCGCTATTGCATTGGATGCCGGAAATGTTTATTTTCGTTTTTATAAAGAGGGTGTAATTGATGTACCTCAAAACGTTTCAAGATCAATAAACCATGCTGTTTTATTGGTTGGTTATGACTATGATGAAAAAGGTATGTATTGGATCATACAGAATTCATGGGGTGAACAATGGGGTGATAAAGGATTTTGTAAAATACGTGTTGCACCAAAAGAGGGTGTTTTACTTAGTCAAATATATGGTGTTTATCCTATTGAATAATAGGTGTTAAGGTATGGTCGATAAAGGAAAACATTTTATTAATCGAATTGTTAAGTTTACTATTGTCCAAGTTTCCATGATTAACTTCTGGATTAATTTCAGTTAAATCCATATTCATTAATGTTTTTTTCTTTAATAGATTATGTATTACACTTATTCCCTGTATTCGATCAATTCCATAATTTACTGCAGTACCTGTGTGAGGTATGACCTTGGGGTCAAAACAGTCTACATCAAATGAAAAATGAAATGGAGAATTGTCCAAGAATCTATTTAATTTAGCATTACAATAATCGGGATCACTATTTACCTGTTCACTTAAAACAAATTTTATATTATGCTTATGTAACATTTCTTGTTCAAATGGATCGATAGACCTTAGTCCTACATAAAACAAGCGATCAAATGGTAACATACGTTTTATGAATGGAAAATCCTTACTTTTATCTAATCCTGTTAAAAAAGAGAGAGGCATTCCATGATAGTTTTTGCTTTTTGATTTAGCATATGTATTTATATCTGCGTGAGCATCCATCCAAACAACTTTACAATTTGGTACCTGATTTAAACTATATGCTACTGTTGCTAAAGACATGGAATGATCTCCACCAATGTTTAATCTAAATTCTTGGTTATTGATTTGTGTGTTTGTTTTATACAATTGATTTATGTTGTAAAATAAATCATTTTTACAACTAACAACAATAGAATTAAATTTATTATGAGGATGTATATTTCGCAAATGTTTCGAATACAAAATCGCTCCTTTCTCAACACCCTTTAAACGTTGTCCAAGACTATGTGGGAAAGTAATGATATTTTTTAACATTATATAAAACCTCTTTATAATGATTTTATATAATTTTTATTCCAAGAAAGAAATTATACAGAGAGTAACCTATTATGGATAGTTAAATCAATATAGTGATTTATCAATTTAAAATTATAAATATCTTTGTATTGATAATATAAAATAGATAATACTGCTTGGTCTTGGCGATGGTTATTTCGATCTGATCCTTCAGGACAAATACACGTATCTATTAATGCTAAGTCCTTCCATTTTTTAACGAAATCTTTTACCCAATCAATATTATAATTGACACCAACAACAGCCCCATTTCTAGGAGAAAAATTTTGATATTTATATCCCTCCATATATTGTAATGTAGTGGGATAAGTCCATTGTTTAATAGTACCACTTGATGTAGGTGTATAAATATATTCGGTTTTTAGTATATCTATTAATTTTGTAAAATCTTTGCATAAATTACGTGTGTCCATCCAATAAACCAATCCACCATATTTTTCACAAACATCGTATATAATAATTGGTTTCCAAGCATAAGTACAATGCAATCCAAAATTTGTTTTTAGATCCACATGTTTTGGATACTTATCAAACGCAAAGTATTCTAAACAAATATGGGAAAATGTTTTTAACTCATTCAATTGATCTTTATTCATACCTAAATCATAAACGATAATATTCATTTCATAGTGATTTGAAAGTTTTATAATACTTTTTAACAATTGTTTAAGAAATTCAAAATATCTTGAATTAGCAGCTGTAACTATTGTTAACATGGTATATAATAATAATAATATTAATGTTCATGGTATTCGTTTACAAGATGATTCTCAGTAAATAGAAAATAAATGTAAACCAAAACTATTACAGAAGCACACCCAATCGCCATATTTAAATCTATTTTCCAACCAAAATCCACCATTCCCGCTAGCATATGAGAAAATGTGTGACCAATCAATGCACCATATAATGCACCGTGTAATCATAAATTAGAACCTATCAACTTATCGATGTTTATACCTACAATCGCGAATACAGCAACAATCAAATTTTCAATAAATCCAAATTTAAACCCTTTTAACATTTTATAATATATAAAAGTAAAATAACTAAATAATATATAATGAATACTTATTTATTAACAACACGTAATGCTATGGTTGGAAGTTTTCTTTATTATGCAATGATTACGTCTCTACGTGATCACTATTACTCTAGATATGACTACTCTATATTTTATAAAACAATAATCGGACACTTTTTAAATAGAAACCCTTTTTTCAATGAAGGAATGATTATAGGGATCTTGGTAGGTAAATATATTGAATGATTTTTTTTGTAAAAAAAGGATTGTAATGTATTACTATAAAATGTTTGAATACATTTCAGAATTGTTTTCGTCTCTTTTAAATATGTCTGCTTTTACTAGAGAAACTTCTACTGTTTCTGAAAAAGAATCGTCTGAAAACCTAATAAAAAAAGAGGAAAAAAAAGAAACACAAGAAACATTCGAGTTTATTGAAATAACAGACGACGATGCGGAAGATATGTTTATCACAAAGTTTTAAACGCGTTCCCAAATTTCGTCTACTAAGCCATATTTCATACACGTATCAACATTCCACCAAAGATCGTGTTTTAAAATTTCTTTTAGTTTTGTCTTTGGAATTTTTGCGTGGTTTTTATAAATATCAATGATTTTATCCATTAGTGCTTTATTATTTTCAAAATCATCTTCCAACTCTTGCATTTTCCCCCATGAACCAGAAGACAATTGATGAATTAGCATATGTGCATTTGGACGAATATAGCGTTTTTCACCTACTACGCTAATAAGTGTTCCTGCTGAAGCAGTTGCCCCTTCAATAATAGTATAAACAGGTACTTTACAGGCATTGATAATATCAATTGCTGTAAACGCGCTAAACACACATCCCCCATATGAGTTAATATGCAAGTAAATAGGAATTGGATCACAACACAATTTATGAGCCAATACAATATTATCAATTTCGCACTTACGAATATAGTCGATAAGTTCAAATATATTATCACGATTTACCTCTGCATGGAAATAAATATGATTGTTCTCTTTCGCAATTTTTTTCATTTTTCCGGATTCAGAATTAACTACCTCTTCTTCATCTTCTTCTTCGTCACTACAGTCGTCGTTTTTTGTATTTTTCTGTAGAAAGAATATACTTTTAGGTCTTTTTGTGCGACCCCCCTTATTTCTTGAATTATTTGGTCTGTATTGAAGCATTTTTAATGTAAGCTTAAGATACTTACATCAAAATAGGTAATATTATAATCAATTTTATACGTTTTTACGAAATTAATTTGGTACCGGAAAAGGGCGTTGATCTGCTTGAATTTGCAAGTTTCTAGGCATTATCAAAGGGACTTGTCTATCAACAATAGATAATGCTTGACGTTTTTTTAGTTCGGGGTTTACAGGAGCTTTAGGAGCAACCAAATTAGTTGACCCAATACCAAAAAGTTCTGACTCAATATCATTTGGATTTCCAGATAACTTTGAATCGGGTAATTTACCCTGAATTAACCCATGTCCTGCATCTAATGTAGGTGTAGCAATTCCATATTGAATGTTTGTTTTATAATCAATCTGTTGTTTATATGCTTGTTGTTCAAGCAAGTAATCGCCAGGTGTATTTTTACTACGTGTGGAAGCCATTTATATTATAAGTATATAAAAACCATTTTATTTAATTTTATTAAACATCGTTTTATAACTATCACTATCTTCATTAAAAGAGTCTTTGTTTGTAAAAAAATCCCATAAACAATAATGAAAATCTTTTAAATTGTCGTAGGAAAATAGAACTGCTAAACCAATAGACCGATCTAAAGAAAACATTTTAGCAGCAGCTAAATCATATAATTCTTGAAATAATGGATTTAATTGTGTATTTTCAAAGACAAAATCCATTGCTTTGGTAGCTGATTCAAAATCATAATTATTTTCATCACGTGTAATTTCATCGAGATAGGGTGAATCGTCAATATTTTCATTCATAGTAAAAAGTTTTCGTAAACATGCTCGAAACTCTGCATCATTTGTATAATGAATACTGCTTTCTGAATAATTATACATATAGAACAATGTAAACGATTAACGTTTAAATTGTTTATTTTCCTAAAGTCTAAAAAGACGAGCAAAGAAAGATTTCTTAGTGGATCTCTTTTTGGCGGTTTTCTTAGCTACTTTTTTGGTAGCAGCTTTACGTTTAGGTCCTTTTTTAGCGGTAGTTTTTCTTTTTGATACTCTTTTTTTTCCTCCGGTTCTATTGTGGTGTTGACAAGAAGACATTTTTATATATATTGTATACATTTTAATTTAAACGCTATTTGGTCCAGGTCTTCCATTAATTTTATTGTCTGTTGGTGTACGTGTATCAGAACCTCCACGTACCCATCCTTTCATAGCACTCTCTTCAACATTTAAACGAGGATCAGTTACACGTTCCTCCATTTCTTGATTGGTAGGATACAATGTATGACCCATAAAGCTTTGGCTCATAATAGTAGATGTGCTCTTTTTCTCACCCATTGGTTCACCCTCAAGTAATTGTAATTCCAATGTAGGATCTACAGAACCTCTTCCTAAATAAGGAACAGTATTAAATTGACGTTGCATCAAATTTAAACGTCCTAAATGACGTGCTTTCTCTTTATCAATAATTAGATTTGATTCGCCGTCAACATTATTACCGCCTACACTGCTACCAGTAATTGAGTTTGGTACAACAGCAGGTTGCTCTGTAGCGAACTGTATTTGTGCATCTCCACTATTTTCGCTAAAATAGTTTGTAGTGGTATAGGAAGAATAACGATCATTTTGAAGTTCTTTCTGGGTTTGAGTAGTTTTATCATCCTCAACACGATTGATATTGTAAAACGTATAGTTGCTATCGCTAGACATTTGCTATTATATATTTGCTATATATTTTGTCTTGGGAAATAGCGTTATTTTTCATATAAATAACATTATTTAATTAATAGAGATTATGTCTAGGGTTATTTCTTACAGAGGCAAACATATTGCCTTCTTTGGCCGAAATCATATCACCGTAACAAAATTCAGCAAAACTTGTTTGATCATTTGGAATGGTTGTATTTGCGGTACTATAAAACTGTCTCATGGATTGTTCTAATTCAAGATTATCAGTAACATCTTGAAACAATTTTTTATCAATACCAGGTTGTCCTGGATTTAACAATTGAATAGAACGTTTTGTTTCTTCTAAAATATTCTCTTTTCCTTCTTTTGTATAACACGGTTCAGCTGGTCTTCGATTCGGATTATAATCATAATCACTAATTAAAACATTTGATAAAGGATTTGTTGGTGATGCTTTTTGAAAAGTAGCATCGAGATCCGGCACAATTTCTACTTTTGGACCCTGACGATTGTATAATTTAACTAAATTACCGTCTGTATTTATGAAACCTTCTCCGTTTTCTTTATGATAATAAAACATCAAATAGATACAAACAATACTAATAACAGAAACTACAATAATATTCATTTTTTTTGTAACTAAGTAAGATATTGCAGTTAAAATCAACACAATACGTGTGATAGCATTTAATTTTTGATTGAACGTCATTGCCTCTGTTGGAAAAAACTCTAAAACATATTCTGGTTGCAATAAAATATTAGGATCTTGCGCCCAAAAATGAATAGCTGTTTTTTTATTTATGATAGTAACCGGAGGTGAGGGAACAACCACTTCTTTTTCTTCTTGTGGTGATGTTTTTTTTAAATCCTCTAAATCTTGTTCAACTATATCAACTTTTGTAGGATTAATAGAAATAGACATTATATATATATTCTTTGTTATAAAAATATATATTTTTATGCTTTAAAATTTTTAATACACTTTTCATCCATTTGAAAAGTATCACATTTTTTTGTATCTGGTACAATTTGCAAAACACATTTTGATTTCTCTCCATATACCGGTTCAGTACAACCTTTTTCAATATGTTTTTTCGTCTTTTTATTTAATGTACAACGAGAACGAAAATGTTCATATCGATCTCTTACTGACTCATAAGTTAATCCGGACTTTTTACCAAGCATATCATTTATAACTTCATGCAATTTGTAAATATATCGTGAAAACGTAGTACGATTTTTCATATCTTTCATTTTAAGCGGTAATTTTTTGAAATTTTTGCACAAATTATCTCTGCATTTACCACAAGGTAAAACATTACGTAGATTTAAAATGAAATTACGATAATTTTTTTTATCTTCACAAGATGGTTTTACAGGATAATTAAAACTCATTGAATGAAGAAAATGCCATGCACTTGGTCCCCAAACACTTGTTAACATTCCATCATTAGAATTATAATCTTTATTTTTATAAATTTTTCGTGTTTTGTTTTTACGAGTTTTTCTTTTATTCGTTTTAGCCATAGTTATACTATAATGATAAAATATTGATTAACCATTTTTCTAAATAACGAATAATTCTTATATAAAAATATAGCAGTAGTTTATAAAATGTTTACCTCTAAGAATATTTTCGTTACTCTTTACAATGATTATATTAAACCACTTGATAAGTACATTTTAAGTTTTATACTTCTTATCATATTCTCAATTGCTGGATATGTAGGATATAATTGGTTTGTACGTTCTACTGTTGAAAATTTAGACACAGAAGATTTAGCTAATGATAATAGACGTGTAAGCAATGCCGAAATAATGTTTTTCTCTGCTGACTGGTGTCCTCACTGTAAACGTGCAAAACCTGAATGGGACAATTTTAAAAATAATTTTAACGGAAAAACGATTGGATTTCATGAATTAAAATGTACAGACGTTGATTGCACAGAAGGAGATAATCCATTGATTCAAAAATATAGCGTTGATGGATATCCTACCGTAATTTTATTAAAAGACGGAAAACGTATTGATTATGATGCACGCATTACTGAAGAAAATCTAAGACAATTTATTAATGAATTCCTAGACTCCAAGTGAATCTAAAAATTGGTTTGCCCGTTGTTTACCTTCTTCAATCAACTCTTTACGATGATCTTGCAGATTAATAAAATCGAACATTGTTTCTAATGTTGTTGGTAAATTATTTAAACATATTTGAAATTTACAAGTATTTTCTTTTTTATTATTTGTAAATTTTACCACATTTTTTAAAACGATAGCAAAATAATCTAACAATGTAGATGTGTCTGTAATTGTTTTTTCATTTTCATCATCAGTAAAGTCTTTGTATATGCCCAAAATCTCATCTTCATTTACGCCTTTTTCTATTAATTCACTAATTGGATAATTTAGGAAAATACCTCCATCTGCATAAGCCTTGTCATCTTTTATTAATGGACGAAATATTATAGGTAAACAACAAGAAGCATAAATAGCATCCACTACTTTCCAATCAGGATGTGTATGGTGTGAAAGACAAACACAAGTAAAACTATTTAGCTCGGTTGTATAGATGAAAAACTCTTTTTGAGTTTTATCATATAATTCTTTTAATGTGATATCAAGATCAATATCTTTACCTTTAAAAAGCGGTTCAAATGCTTTACAAAAGGCACTTATATCAAAAGCACCACAATTATCAAACGAACTTATACATTTTTCAATATCGTATTGAAATAATTTATCCCAAGGCCTTTTTATTAAATAATTTTCAATTGTCTCATAATCATAATCTAACAAAAATAATAATGTTACTATCGTACCAACTGAAGTACCGTAAAACGATTCTATCATTTTTAAATTCCAAAAATCTTTTTTTTGTAATTCAGCCAAAAGACTATATACGGTTAATCCAAATGTACCCCCACCAGATATTACAATATGTTTAATTGTTGGTTTTTCTTGCATATAAATAATTATCTAATAAATTATTTATATATTTTTTTTTTCATAGGTTTTTATATTAGAATGTCTTGTTTTTTATTTACTGATGATAGCGATAAAGTTGAAAATGTTAATATTGACGATTTATATGAAAAACGTCAACAACGGGATCTTAGACAGGTTTCTATTTTTAATAAGATATTAAATAGAATACATAAAAGAATCAAAGTTACAGGTAGAAATAAAACAAGTGAACAGCATATATGGTTTACAATACCGGAATATATTTTTGGTGAACCAGTGTATAATAAAGCAGATTGTATTGCTTATATTATAGCAAAATTAGAGGCCAATAAATTTCATATTCGTTATATTCATCCAAATACTCTTTTTGTATCTTGGTCAAATTGGGTACCTTCTTATGTTCGTAGTGAATATAAAAAACGCACAGGTGTAACCGTAGATGAACTTGGACAAGTTGTTTCAAATAAAAATGAAATGATTGAAGATAATAATGATCCTAACTCTAAAATATTAAATACCGGGGGAAATAATCAAGATGATAAACCTAAAAAGATCTATAATTCAACTGATAATTATGTACCAACCGGTAAATTGATATATAATCCAGATATGTTTAATCATATCGATAAAAAGGTTAATTAATCACAAACATTATAGAATAAAAATCAACAAATTTATAGATCTTATTCAATAACACAAAAATAAGAAAAGGTAATCCTAAATGCCATATATAAAGACTTTTTGTATAATCCAGTATTTCTACTACGTATGGATAGTTTGTAAATTCACCCAAAGGACATTTACGATCTGCAATCCAAAACGTTAGCATAAAGAAAAACATCATTATAAAACAAACAACTAGATACACGTTGTTTATAAACAGTGAAAATAAAACAGCTAAAAATATATAAAATATATGAAATCGATCAATCAGATCCTCATTTTTCTCAATAAGACTTTTTAAAAGATAAAACAAGGTAAATAATAATATGTAAATTAAATACGTATCATATCTATTTAATTTTTGCGTTGTAATAATTGTAACTAAAACAACAGCAAATAATATTGTTAAATATAATAATTCATGTCTTCTCTCAAATTTAAACATATATAAATTATAGATGTAAAAAATTTAATAAAATTGAAACCATTTTCTAAATGTCTTTTATTTTACAACACTGGACTATCAAACAATGAACTATCAAATTACAAATATAGAAAAATACAAACAAATTGTTTATGGAAAATTACATCGCTATAAAAAACGTCAACGCAAGGTATGGAACTGTCATTATAAATTGTTAACACGTCTTAATGAATCAAATGTATATAGAAATAGTAATGCAATATTTGAGAAACAATGGTATTATTATTGTCTTTGGGAGTTAAAATATCAACCCTCTATCAAGGTAAAATACAATACTTTTAAAGAAAAGGTTGAGAAAAAAATACATTTGTACATAAATATTTTACTTAAACTAAAATATTTGTCTAATTTAGATTTAGATTCAATGTTGTATATTATCGAGTATATTCACTAAAAATTACAAAGGCTTTATATAATCTTTTTTCAAATGATCAATACAACCATTACAGATAAAACGATATGACTTATAAATACGTGGAAATGGGAAATCATCGTCAAAAATTGCGCGATAATAAATGGTAGTAGCATCTTTTTTTCCTTCTTGTTCAACAAACTCTAAACCGCATTCATCGCATTTTATAAAAAGAAAAGATTTTATATAATGTTTTATATCAAATGGAAATCGATTTAACATATATCATGTTTGGATATTTCTTCTTGAAAAATAGAGATCATCCATTGATAATGGGGTTTTTCACTAAACGCAATATTCATTAAATAACTCAGTATTTTTTTAACATAATGCGTAGAAGAAATATTATCAAAAAATTCTTCTTTTAAACGTTTTCGTTCTACATTTTTAAAATGATGGATATGATTTGGACTATATCCATCTTGTTTATCTTGGACATTTAACCAAGGTAATTTTTTGGTGGATAAGTAAACAAAGATATAAATAGCCGAGATTAAATCGTCACGTCGCGAAGAGGCAATACCATTATGTATATTTAGACTAATAAATTTAGGAGTCCCTGTAATAAAAACCGATTCATTTTTTTCTGGCAATGGATTCATATGTTCGTCAACAAAAATAGTAGACAAGCCAAAATCAATCAAATAGATTTTCTCGTCTTTTATCATAAAATTTTCGGGTTTCACATCACAATGAATAACACCACATTCATGAATAAAGCTTAAAATCTCTATTATTTTGACGATATTAGTGAAATGTTGTTTCTTGGACACGCCCTTATTTTTATAGAGTTCTTCAAGAGACATTTCATAGAACGGCATAATTAAAGTGGGTGATCCTTCATAAATTCCATACCAATAAATAAAGGGTATCTGATAAGATTGTTTAGAATTGATATAATTAAGTATTCTGGTTTCATGTTTTAAAAGAGGAATAGGCGTTTCTACATTTTCGGTTTTAATAGCAACAATCTCATCAGTTTTATTAAATTTCCCTTTAAATACATTACTGAATTGACCCGAACCTATTTTAGATAATATAGTATATTTATTAGCAATCATTCTAATAAATATTTAGATTTATTTATATATTATTTTAATATAGAAATAATATAAGTATGGACGAAATAATATTAACAAGTTTATTATATTTAATCATAATATGTTTTCTTGGACATTTAATCATAAATTATTGTTTAAAACCTTCGATACGTGAAGGAGCACGAACACTTCCACGTCCAGTGATACATCCAGAATTAAATGAGCCATTATATAAATTTAAACCTTCACCGCCTTATTACGGAGAAACATTAGACCAAATGATTGATCGATATATTAATATGTATTTTGATAAACGTGGTCTACCGTATATGAATACAATACAATTATATGTTGATAATTGTGTAAATAAGGGAAATGTGACAGAAGAAAATAAAAGTAAATTAAACGATATAGGTTATTACTTTTTAAACATTGTAATTCCCAACATACAGAGTGTAAAAAATCCTGCTCCAGAACAAAATTGGCCTGCTATTAAATGGAGTGGAATGAATACCTTTAAAGTATCGATTCAACCAACACCTACCTATTTAATCTATAAAGGACAGCCCTATAAAGATTCGTATTTTTCAAGATACCATTCATCGATGGCTGAAAATGGTGGAAATATAGATCCAACGGGAGGTAGTTCGAGGGGTGGTTCTAGTGGAACAAGAGGCGGAGGAGGTTCATCTGGAGATGGTGATAGTGGAATATGTGATAGTGACGATTTAAATTCTTGTGGTATTGGATGTCCAAGTAGTTGTTTAGATGGTATAGCTGCATCGTGGTATAAACAGCAACAAGATGAGTCTTCTTCGTCAAAAGATGGAAAAGATGGAAGTGGTGATTCAAATAACACAGATGGTTCCCAATGGGATGATAATAATCGATCAAATATTGGAAATACACAAAAACTTCCTGGTGGAAATAACAATACGTTAATAATAGGTTCAGCAGAGATAGATGGATATGTTATTACAGATGAGGAACAAACAAGCAGTGAAACAACATTAAATGATAAGATTGATGCATTTATAAAAGAGTTTTTTATAGAAAAAGGTCCAAATAAAAATAGACCTACACAAAAGGCAATAGACGTATTTAATATGTATTTTCAGTATAGAAAACCGATGGATGATATCCATATGAATAAAATGCGAGATGTAGTATATTATATTCTGCAAGTAATTTTACCAGGATTACCGACTTCATCATTGCCGCGTTCATATGTCGAATGGCGGCCAATTGTGTGGTTGAGTCTTTCCGAAAGGACAAAGAGATAGATTAATTATTATAATTAGGATCTTGGAATATATCAATAATATCACGACACCAGTCAATAGTATCGTAGTCATTTTGAGAAATATACTTATTTACAATATTTTGCATTATATTAAAATAATATCCAGAGTCTTTACCAATAAGGTATTCAGGTGCTGTATGCGATAAAGAGCTTCTGAACTCAGCAAAAGCGTCGTGTATGGTTTTTGCTTTCTCATTACTGTTAATTATACCGTTATACTTAACAGTAAGTACTTCTTGCATGCCGTTTAAAACTATTAAAAGATGTCTCATTGTGGTTTTCTTTTATTATTTTTTAGCGATAGATTTCAATTTTATACAGACAGACAGATTTAATTGAATAAAAGAAACCGATATAAATACATTTTAAAGATATGTATTTATACTCTGTTGTGTCATGAACAAAATCGAATATGGTATGAAACTTGATTTTTCAAATGTATTGATTCGGCCCAAACGGTCAACTATTAATAGTCGTTCTGATGTAAGTCTTGAACGTCAATTTAGATTTAAATATTCCCCTTTATTGTGGGATGGTGTACCGATTATTTCCGCTAATATGGATACTACTGGTACTTTTGATGTATATTGGTGTTTATCGAAACATAAAATAGTAACTGCATTGCACAAGTTTTATACAGTTGAAGATTATACATTTTTTAAAGAAAATTTCACTCCACATCCTGATTATTTTATGGTTTCTACAGGTATTGGTGAAGGATCAATCGAGCATTTAGCGCAAATATTTAATGTGATTGAATGCAATTGGATTTGTATTGATATTGCGAATGGATATATTAGTAAACTAGTTGAATTTTGTAAACAAGTTCGAAAGGCATTTCCTGAAAAACGTATTGTGGCGGGAAATGTAGTCACACGTGAAATGGTAGAAGAACTCATTTTAGAAGGTCTAGTTGATATTGTGAAAATCGGTATCGGGCCAGGTGCTGCGTGTACAACACGTCTTAAGACGGGTGTAGGAATGCCGCAATTGTCTGCTATCATTGAATGTGCCGATGCTGCTCATGGTGTAGGTGGATTAATTATCGGAGACGGTGGTATTACGTGTCCAGGAGATATGGCGAAAGCATTTGGTGGAGGAGCTGATTTTGTAATGGTAGGAAGCGCATTTGCTGGTCACGACGAAAATCCAGGACAAGTAGAAGAAGAAAACGGTGTAAAAGTAAAGAAATTTTATGGAATGAGTTCAAAAAAAGCGATGGACAAACATTACGGAAAAATGGCGGAATATCGTTCTTCAGAAGGTCGTGAATTAAAGATAAAATACAAAGGACCCTTGGTAAATACCGTTCATGATTACTTGGGTGGATTGCGAAGTACATGTACATATATTAACGCTTCTTCTATAAAACAAATGGCGAAATGTACTACATTTTTACAAGTATCGAACCAGTTAAATACAAGTTTAGTATAATATATTTATATTATATATAAATGAAATTTTTAAAAGATATAGCTTTAAACATAATTGATTACATAGATTCTTTTGTAGAGTATTTCTCGGCACCTGTATATCATTTGTTGATCCTATTACTTTATATAACATATATTGTCGCAATAGTTGGTGTTTCTTATATTAACACAGATTATACGCGTTATTTATCAATAATAATACAATTGTTTATAGCATTTATTTTAATGGTGCGTTTTAATCCATTGCGAAAAAAAATGAAATGCAATAATAATGATAGAACATTGGTTTTCGCAAGTGCATTTTATCTATTATTTAACGACGAATTTACAAATTATGTAATCGATTATTTTAAAGAAAACCAAATATTTCATTTTTTTACTCCTTTTTTTGGTAATTAATATTAGTAAAGATTTTTAATATATATTTATAATATACAATGAACATAAATTTGGTCGTATATTTCATACCTTGCTTAATAGTAATATATTTTTATTATATGAAATTCGATTACAACTATTACAATGCATCAAATATAACGCATATATCTGCATTAATAATGTCTTTTATTACAATAGTATTTTTACTATCAAAAAAATGCATTAATACAGACTATAAATCTTTATTTATACTTGGGTTTGTATATTCTTTATTTGGTTTTCATATATTTCATCAATTCGAATTAAGTAAATTGATATAAATGATTTATTCTATACAATATAATGAATCATTTAATAGAAAAAGAGAGAAATAACCCAGAATTACAAAATACGCTTGATATTCGCACGATTTTAGAATCAGCGGAAAATGTAGACAACAACTATATTGGAGATCATTCATTAAAAACGATATCAAAAGAAATATATGATTTAATGATAGAAAAAAAGATAGATAGAGATATCGTCTATAAATACTGCAATCGTTTATTAAATTATCGTTTAATTGATCATGTGTATCATATACACAAAGGAAAACATATAAGATGGTTACGAAATAATAAATTAACAAACGGAGGTATTGTAGTCGACATAAAATTTTTAGACAATGGTACTCATATTTTATGCAAAAATAAAAACAGATTTATTCAATATCGTTTTGACGACTGTTCTACGTTTCAAAAATTAACACCTGACGAGTTGTTAATATTACAATTAAAAGACAGTGTTTAATTATTTACATTTTTAAATTGATTTTTTTTATATTCAGCAAATCGTTTTAAAAAAGTGTTTGAATAAAATAAATAAATGATGGTACTTGTTAAAACCAAAATCATTATATATATATCCTATAGTTTAATTTTTCTTGTTTTATTGCAATTTATGTGCGTTGTTTTTTTCCTAGTGTGTAATTTTTTTGTAGTTACATAAAAAAATCGTCTGCAATGATATAGTAATTTCTTGGACACTTCAATATCAACTTCAAGTTCTTGGTGAGGTTTAATAAACGTATCAAACGAATATCCATTTTCCAGATACCATTTTTTTAAAATTTCAGCAAACTCATTTTCGGATAGTTGAAGGCGTTCGTAAATATGTACACCTATGTTTGATTTAAAAAATCGTCTAAGTATATCTATTTTATTTACATAATGATAGTATGGTTTTGGTTGTAAATAATAGACATGTCTATGTAACATTTTTGGAAACAAAGAATTATCAATAAAACATAACTCAGTTTCTTTTTTTAGTTTAATACAACGAATTAAATCACTATACGTTTTATCATTTGTAGTACGTTTATATTCAATAATCTCATCATTTATCTTAAAACAACGTATAATATTATCAAATAATTCTATATTCAACGATTTTTCAATATATTTTATGATAATAGATGTCCAAGTAATAGGAATACAAATATTATTTGTATAGATATAAACATTTATATCTGAAAAAAGTTTTTTTTTATCATTTAAATATTTAAATAAAACAGAAATACCATATCGAAAAAATTCAGGAAATTCGTCAAGTAGACAAAACAGCAATATTTCGTCACTATCATAGAGTGAAAGTTCGTTTTCTTTTTGAATATTTTCAATACATTTAAACAAAATATATAAATCCGAAAAAGATCCTATTGTTTCATCTAAGTCAAATACAAAGGTTTTTTTTCCATCTGTTTTACAATGTTTTGTTTGTAATCCCTTTCCTTTATATACTGAAAAATTATCATTAGAATTATTCATAGTTATAGTAATATCGTAAAATAAAATTTACAAATAATAAAAAGAAATTATTTAAATATAATAAAATATATTGTTTATAGCAGATTATGGATCGTGTAAAACAAATGGAGACTGTTCAACAAAAAGCATTAGACATGTTTAAAAAGAAAAATAAAGATTATGGAGATGCATTTGCAAAATTTGGAGTAATAGGAATTTTAATGCGAATTGAAGACAAAATACAACGTTCTTTGTCTATAACAAAGAATGGTGTTAATATGGTAGATGATGAAGGAATACGAGATACATTGATGGATTTGCATAATTATGCAGCTATGGGTGTTATGTTATTAGATGAAAAAGAAGAAATTGAAAAACGTGTGAAACCATTAAGATTTATTTAAAATTTCGGTAGGCATACCAGCTTGTTTAAATTTTCTCCAAGAAATATCTCGTCCATCATTTATAACTGGCTTATCTCCTTGATGTTCTTTATCTAATGCATCTGCGCGTTTCACAGCAGAATCAAGGTATAGTTCTTTTAATAGACGTCCTACACGAACAGCTCCGTCTTGTTGATCTAAATGCCCTTCTTCAATAAGCTTTAATACAATCAATAATTTAGACATAATGTTAATATCAATTTCATCTTTCATTAAACGTCTAAAGATATCAGTGTAATTATTGTATAGAAAGATACATTCAGTAGATACTATATTAAAAAATTGTTCTGGTGATGAAATACGCATATCAGCGTGTTCTCTTTTTAAGTCTTCTAATTTACGAATATTATCGCGAATTTTTACACTGTGTTTTAATCTACGAATAGTATCGGTATTATCTACATAGTCCATTTCGGACATCATTTTTTTGAGGTTGAGCTTTTCGTCGTCACTGAGATTCGAATTCATTATAAACGACTATAAAACTTCTTTTTTATGTATTTTGAACCCTTTATAATATATAGGAGAATACTATATATTATGTCTGATTTAAATGAAAATATAAAAACAGATGAAACATTAAAAGACGCAAATAATAACGAAGAAAATTTAGAAACAATATTAAAACGTTATTTTATTCCTCCAAAGACAATACAATTTATGCGATGGGGACAAGCTATAATGATATTTGTCTTGTTTGGATTAATGTTTATAGGTATACTTTTTGCCTATGTTTATGCTAATTTTACAGACTATCAAAATAGGATTAGTGTAATTACCAATGCATATTTATTTGGAGAAAATCCTCAAGGAAAATTTGAGCAATATATGAAGAACTCACAAGGAGAATTGATATCTTCCGTGATGAATGATATCGAATCATCTGCGATGAATTTAGAAACAGTAAATGCTAGATTAGACAGTAATGCTTCTCGATTATCCAATAAAGTTCAAACGGAAGTTCCTAAGAAATATATAGAATCAAATAGTTTAGGGGTTTCTATTCAAAAGAATATTGCGAAATTAAGAGATACAATATCAAAATTAGGCGGTTCTTTTGTTTTAGGTAATTACATTAAAGACGGTGCTATAAATACGGTAAAAGCATAATTTAATTCAGAATATATAACACGTAAAAAACGTATTATATACTATACAAATGAAATACGAATATATACCTATCGATTATTTTTCATTTAATCGACCAGAATATTTCGCAGCAATAATAGTTATAATGATGTTTATTATTTTTACTATTATTTTGTATTGGGTCTTTAAATATGAATACTTTAAACGTATAGAATATTGCGATCCGATGTACTACTATGGTCAACCATGTCGTAATGATAATTCAAATTTAATTTTGATGGATCCCAAATTTATTGAAATGAAAAAGGTATACTACGATGCAGTAGCAAAATTTAACGATGAAACGGGTAAATATGAAGGTGTACGAAAATCTACACAAAAAAACAAAGGAAAGATAGAAAAAGCCGAAGAAAATATAGAAGATAATTTAAATCGTAATGATGAATTTATAAAAACATCAGTAGAAGAAATTGAAAAAATAACAACAATATCAAATTTAATCGCGTCAAAATATTTAGGAAATATGGAAGATATTTTACGCAATATACATAGTGCCCCTGATTATGTTTTAGAATCCATTAAAGGATTGCCTGAACATTTAGCCCAATTAAGAATTCAGATCCAAGATACAGTTGTAAATCCATTATTTAAACAATATACCGCACCATTGCAAAAACTATATCGTTCTCTTACAGAATTAGATAAAAAGACTGTTCCTTATATCCAAAAAAATAATAAGCAAAAATAGAATTTCTCAGCTACATATATATAAAACAAAATGAAATCTGTAGGAAAAATATCAACCGGATTATTAGTTATACTCATTGGTTTAGCCATTGTAGTACTATTAACAACATGTGTAGGATGCACAAAAGTAATTCCTTATAACTCAGACCCAAAATATACTAGTGCCGAAGGCTTTAGCCCTATTCATTATGCTAGCTATCCTGATGGTAAAAGTGTAGACATTAAAGATAGACACCTTATCAATAGCAATGCATCTCAACCAACCGCTCAACGTGTTAGTAATATGAAAGGTTTATTTGGTCCAGAAGGAGCTTGTGATAAGATTGAAATATATTCTGATGCTAAAGGTGGATTAAGCGAAGAATGTATGAGAAAATCAAGTGGATTAAGCAACTCTCAAGGATACTTATGTTTAAATGATAGACAAATAGAATTATTGAAAACACGTGGTGGAAACCAGCCTCATTGTGGTGGACCAAGTTGCAGTGATTAATTAAATGTAATGAGACATTTTTCACAATAACGGATAGATTTTGATCGATCAGGATCAATATCTATTAAATCATCGACTATTTCATGTTGACAATGTTTCAGTAAAAAATTATCTACCATTTTTAGTATTGTATTTATCTCATCATTTTTTTCACTTGAAACAAGTATATTTTTTATTTCAATCATATTGTCGACTGTTTCTGTACACATATTAAATATATCACTCAAGAAATATTTAATATGTTTATGTAATTATAAAAATAGTAAACATATTATCTAAAGAATAGTTAATATGTTTCAAAATAAAATTAAATCAGTTTCGTTTTCGAATATAGTGAATGTGGTTTTGATACCTTCACGACAAGAATATTTTGATCAAGAACTAGAGAGTCAAATGTGGTGGACTGAAGATAATTTACAACATGCAAAATTATTAGCAGTTACCGAATTACGCGCAGTAATGGCTATGCAAAATATACCTTACAAACAAGCAATTGAAAATCTGTATCAACCGAAAAAATATACAATCTTTAAATGTACAGAGCCAACAAACTCTGATTTATCGACTTATCACAATCAACCAATTTCTTAATATGCTCTTTTGTAACTGTTACAGGAAAGGTGATTTGTAAATCCAAATCCTTTGAAAAGATATTCTTTTCAGGTTTCATTAGTCGAAACAAATTGAGTTTTGTATGAATAATTTCTAAACAGCGTTTTAGATTTCTCACACCTTCCTCACCTTTTGTAATCGTTTCATTTGAAATAATCTCTTCCAATATTTCATCTGGAATTATAAGTTCATCGGGTTTGAACGCTACTTGTTCGCGAATTTTTGGTAAAAGAAAGTCGCGTGCTATAATTTTCTTTTCTTTATTCTCGTATCCTTTTGTGAGAATACGATACATACGGTCACGTAAAATAGGATTGATACGTGATTCGTCGTTATAACTGAAAATAAACAAACATTTACTCAAATCAAAGTGGATTTCCGAAAAATACTTGTCGTGAAATTGACTATTTTGAGAAGTATCCGTCAAATGAGTCAAAATACCAATGATCTCTTCACCTCTTGGTGTATCACTCACTTTATCCAATTCGTCAAAATAAATGACCGGATTCATACATTTGCTATCCATTAATATTTGAACAATACGCCCCCATAAACTTCCTTCATATGTATAACCGTGTCCTTCTAATGAACTAGCATCCCCTGTACCACCCAATGCTATAAACGAGAATTCCCTCCCCAAAATTTTACTAATTCCATCTTTTACAAGAGATGTTTTACCAGTTCCAGGTGGACCTTGAATAGCAATAGCAGTACCAAGTGCCTGAGGATTTGTAATCCACTGTCCAATCATTTGCATAATTTGCATTTTAGCATCATTTAAACCATAAACACATTCATCTAATGTTTGTTTTGCCTGTTCCATAAAATCGCTACAAGTCTCAATACCATCGGTAATATTAACACTCAAATTTTTCTGAACACCAAAAGGAATACGCATAAAACCATCTACCCATGTTTTTAGTTTAAAATACTCAGGATCACCTGCTTCCATAGAACGTAACATATTCACCTTTTGCATTACGGTTGCTTTAAATTTGGGAGGAATATTACTATCTAAGAGTGTAAGACGATATGGTTTTTTGATGCTAATATGATCATTTATTTCTTTGAGTTCTTTAATTACACGCAATTGTTCTTTATTCGACAATTGTTTTTTGAAATACTCAATTTCACCCGTTTTTTTCTCATCTTCACCATTTACCATTTTATAGTATTTTTTAGCATTCTTGAGACGAGACTTTTTAACAAGCTTACGAATTGATTCTTTACATTCATCGATTGCTTTCAATAGTATTTTATTATTTGGATTTTTTTCCAACTGTTCAGATAAATATTTTTTCAATTCTGTAAGACTTTTATATTCACTTTCTGCATCAGCAGTTTCAGACACATCAGTTTTTTCTGAAATATTACGTTTTTTCTTTTCTTTTTGTTTTTTCTTCATTGCTTTTGTTAAAATACCTTCAGGAATAGGAATGGTTTGATAATTTTCACGCATAAAATTTTTCTCATCATCACTATTACATTCTTCGTCGCGATCATCTTTAATAGCACGTTGATCTTGAATTTCTTCAGCATTATGTCCACCTCCAGCAAGAGCAGAAAATAGAATATTAAAATCTTGTACTTGCATATCTTCATCGTCATCATCTTCATAATACTCGTCATATTCCTCTTCATCTGAAAATTCACTTTCTTCTTCTGATTCGCTTTCTTCTTTTTTCTTGCTTTTTCGTTGTTCTTTTTTCTTGGGTTTTTTACCCTTTACTTTTTGCTTTTTCTTTTTACTTTTTTTATCGTCTGCTTTCACTTTTTCGTTAATATAATTTGATGGAAATAAAGTAGCAATTGTTTTTCTTAATTCTCTTGGATCAATAATGGAACCGTCTTCATCATATTCTTCATCTTCATCATATTCTTCATCTTCATCATATTCTTCATCTTCATCACTCTCTTCTTTAGCAGATTTTTTTCTCTGTGATTTTGGAACATATTCTGAATCTGAATCTGAATCACTTTCAAATTCTTCATCATCCTCATCTGTATATAAAATAATATTATCTTCGTCATCAGAAGAATCAGATTCTTCTTTTCTACGCTTTTTTTGACTACGTGTATTGTATTTTTTATCACTAGATTTACCCGGCATTTTAGTAATTACAAATAATTAGAGGTATAACTTTATTACCTTTTTTAAAAATATATTTCATAAGATACAAAATTGATTTAGATTAATTAGATCATAAACAATATAAAATATACCCAATTATATTATATTAACGATGTCTAAACGTTCAAATAAAGACAATTATGAAAATCCATCGAGAATTATTGGAATTCAGTTTAGCATGTTATCGCCAGAAGAAATCCGAAAAAATTCTGTAGTTGAAATAACATCTGGTGATACCTATAATAATAATAAACCAGTTGTTGGTGGTCTATTTGATCCTAGAATGGGTGTTCTTGAACCTGGTCTTATTTGTCCAACGGACGGTATGACTTATATTAATACACCTGGATATTTTGGTCATATTGAATTAGCCCGTCCAGTATTTTCAATTCAAAATATGAAAGATATATTAAAGGTTTGTCGTTCAATTTGTTTTAAATGTAGTAAATTGTTGATCAATAAAAATCAACATAAACATATTTTGGAATGGACCCCTTCACAACGTTGGGATTATGTGAATTCATTGACTTCAAAAACAATCAAACGTTGTGGTGAACAAACCGAAGATGGTTGTGGTTGTAAACAACCAAAAATAAAATTGGAAGGAATGTCTACTATTTGTGCTACATGGGAAAATCTTGAAACAGATGACGAAAATAATAAGGTTACAAAAAAAATGACTGCTGAGAATATTTTAAAAATCTTTAAACGTGTATCTGACGATGATATTACATTTATGGGATTTAGTCCAGTATGGTCTAGACCCAGTTGGATGGTATTAGAAGTACTTCCTGTACCACCTCCAGCAGTAAGGCCCTCTGTAAAACATGATGCCCAACAAAGAAGTGAAGATGATTTAACACATATTTATAGAAGTATCATTAAATATAACAGCATTTTACGTGAAAAATTAGCAAATCCAGATTCTAATGCAAATGTAACAGAAGGATGGTATACGATCTTGCAACATTCTGTAGCAATGATTGCTAATAATAAGATTAAAGGTGTTGCACCAATGGCTCAACGTTCAGGTCGCCCACTGAATTGTATTATGGGACGTTTAAATTCTAAAAATGGTCGTATTCGAGGTAACTTGATGGGAAAACGTGTAGATTTTAGTGCACGTTCTGTTATTACAGGTGATCCAAATCTATCTGTAAAACAATTAGGTGTTCCTCTTAAAATAGCAATGAATATTACAAAACCTGTTGTCGTAAATGATCGCAATCGCGATTTCCTAACAAAGTTGATACAAAATGGTCCAGATGGTGGTCCAAATGGAGAACCTGGTGCTAAAATTCTAGAACGTAAGAGTGGAGAGAGTATATCATTGCGAAATGTAGATCGTGAAACAATTGAACTATACAATGGTGATGTCGTGCATCGTCATATGATGGATGGTGATGCTGTCTTATTTAACAGACAACCTAGTTTACATAGAATGTCTATGATGTGTCATATTGTTAAAGTTATGAAAGTTGGCGACACATTTCGAATGAATGTAGGTGATACCAAACCATATAATGCAGATTTTGATGGTGATGAAATGAATATGCATATGCCCCAAAATGTTTTGGCTGAGACAGAACTACGTGCATTGGCTGCTATTCCTTACCAAACAATAAGTCCTGCTAGTAATTCACCTATTATTGGTATTTATCAAGATTCTCTTTTGGGGTCTTATCGTTTAACACGTGATAATGTGAAATTTACACAAAGAGAGGCAATGAATTTATTGATGATGTATCCACACGTAAAACCAGATGATATTCGTGAAAAGAAAACATTGTCTTCATTTGATGTATTATCGCAAATTGTACCTCCGTTAAGTATGATTTACAAAACAAACAATTTCAAGGATGGAGAAGATTTCGCAACTTCACCAAATGTGTTTGAGGTTAGAAATGGTAAATATATTCGTGGTCAATTAGATAAAAAGGTAATTGGGTCCACTACAAAGGGTATGTTACATCGTATTAATAATGATTTTGGAAATATGGCGTGTGTTGATTTCAATGATAACTTGCAAAATATTGTTACAGAATATCTTAAAACGAGTGCATATAGTGTTGGAATTAGTGATCTCATTTCAAATAAATCAACACAAACACAGATTTTAACCACCATTGCTCGACAAAAGGCAGAAGTACAAGAATTGATCGACAAGGTTCATCTGGGTGTGTTTGAAAATAATACTGCACGATCAAATAATAGCGAGTTTGAAACAAGTGTAGCAAACATTTTAAATAAGGCCACAGATGAAGCAGGTAAAATTGGACGTGATAGTCTTGATAAAAATAATCGTTTCCTTATTATTGTAAACTCTGGTTCAAAAGGTAATCCTACCAATATCGCACAAATGATATCTTGTCTAGGACAAACCAGTGTTGATGGAAAACGTATTCCCTATGGATTTGATGGAAGAACATTACCTCATTTCCATAAATATAATGATAGTCCTGGTGCGCGTGGTTTTATTGAAAATTCATACATTTCTGGATTGACTGCCCCTGAATTGTTCTTTCATGCACAGGGTGGACGTGTTGGTCTTATTGATACAGCAGTTAAGACATCACAAACGGGTTATATTCAAAGAAGACTGATTAAAGGTCTTGAAGATCTTAAAGTTGAATATGATGGTACTGTCCGAAATAATAAAGGAAAAATTATTCAATTTGTTTATGGTGACGATGGTTTTGATAGTACACGTGTTGAAAATCAAAGTATACCACTTGTAGGAATGAGTGTAGAAGACATTTATATGCACTATGATATTATTGGTATTAATGATCAGACCAGTGAATTGTTGAGTGTTTACACAAGAGGAGCTATTTCACGTATTAAAAAACAGCGCACTGATACACGTAACAAGTGCCGTGAATATATTACCAAAATGTTGGAAAATCGCGAACTTGTAGTAAAAAACGTATTTAAATATAAAAATGAGAATCAGGTCTCAATGCCTGTATCTTTCCAAAATACAATTGTAAATGTGCAAGGTCAGATGGGACTCAATCAAAATAGTGTAGTAGATATTACTCCTCTAGAAGCATTTGAACTCATTGAAGAAAATTTCGAAAAGATGTCGAAATTGTCCTATGCACCATTGACCAAATTGTTTAAAATTATGTATTACTTCTATCTATCACCAAAAGAGCTTTTAGTAAACAAACGTTTTCATAGAAAAGCGTTGATTGTTTTGCTTGAAACAATCTCTTTGAAACATCGCGAATCCATTGTTCATCCTGGAGAAATGGTAGGTGTTATCGCAGGTCAATCAATTGGTGAACCTACTACACAATTGACTCTAAATACTTTCCATTTAGCTGGTGTATCGAGTAAGTCAAATGTAACGCGTGGTGTACCTCGAATTGAAGAGATATTGCGTTTAACGAAAAATCCTAAAAATCCTTCACTTACGGTTTATCTAAAATCATTTGAAGAATCTGAACAAGATAAGGCAACAATGTATGCTACAATGATGGAACATACAAAATTGGTTGATGTTACAAAATCGGTACAAATCCATTTTGAGCCTATGAGCAAAACAACTGCTATATTAGACGATCAATTGTTAATGGAACAATTCTATGAATTCGAAAATTTAATTGAAGAATGTTTAGATCCAGTAGACAAGACAGATTCCAACGATTCAAATCAATCAAAATGGATCGTTCGCATTGAGTTAGATAAAGAGACTATGTTGGATAAAAATATTACTACTGATGATATTCATTTCGCAATCTCAAATAGTCATTATGGTAACGATATTACTTGTGTATTTTCAGATTATAATGACGATAATCTTGTATTTAGAATCCGTATAAACAGTTCTATCTTCAATAAAAAGAAGAAAGAAGGTATAGCTGAAACTCTTGATCAATCAGATGATATTTATCTATTGAATAATTTTCAAGAGACATTATTGCAAAATATTGTACTTCGTGGTCTAAATAATATTGAAAACGTAATTGCACGTAAAATACAAAATTCTGTAAAGAAGGTTGACGCCATGCCAGTTATTAAGAAGGGTATGTTTTCAGTTGCAGGAGAAAAAGAAATGTCCATTAAAAAAGAGGATGGAAAATACGTGAAAAATGATATATGGGTTCTTGATACAACAGGTACAAATCTACTAGAAGCGCTTGCTCTTGATTATGTAGATCCATCACGAACAATGAGTAATGATATTCGTGAAGTATTCAATATTCTAGGTATTGAAGCAGCTAGACAAATGATTTATCTAGAAATGATGGAAGTAATGGAATTTAGTGGTGTATCGATCAATTATCACCATCTAGGTCTTCTTTGTGATCGTATGACTTGTAATGAGAATATGGTTCCCATCTTCCGTTCAGGTTTATTGAATGATAATGTAGGTCCAATTGCGAAAGCTACATTTGAAGTACATACAGAAGTAATGTTGAACGCAGCTCGACACGGTGAATTTGATCATATGCGAGGTGTATCTGCAAATGTTATGACTGGTCAATATGGTAATTATGGTACAGGATCATTCCAAATAGTTCTTGATATGAATGAAATGGAGAAATTAGATGCATTTGACGTAGAAGATAAAGATACAAGTAAATCAATCGATGATCGCTTTGAAAAACATAGTGGTAAAAGTAATTGTAGTAAAAATGATATTGTGATTCAAAATAATATTGCGAATATTCAAAAAGAAACAAACGGCGATGATATATGCGATGATGGATATAATATTGGATTTTAACTCGATGCAAATTTAAAAATGCATATTATTAATATTTTTTATAACATTAATAATAATTTATACCAGTGAAGATTTAAACTTGTTTAAACTCTACATCAATCATATCATAATCTACACTATAAAATCCGTTATCTTCTAATATTACTACATTATCACTAAATCCTAATGGGAGTAATTGCTGTGCTAAAACACCTTCATATGTTACGTGAGGTGTTAAATCTGGTACCAAATCATTATATTTAAATCTAACAATGGGTATACCACTTGGAGAAAAGCCTATTTGGTTTATATCATATTTAAAATGTAAATCACTCCACATTCTTCTTCTTCGTCTTCTATTTTTTGCATTGTAATTATTTACTACAGTCTGTGCTGTTGCTAAACTACAATAATTTACAGTTCTAGGATTACAAGGTTTATTATTATACTTTGTATTCCAATCACTATTTAAATTATCATACTTTGTATTCCAACTCTTATCTAGATTGTCATGTTTTGCCTTCCATTCATTGTTTGTCTTATAACTCCTATTTAAATTATCATACTTTGTCTTCCAACTATTTTTATCTCTATCATATACCATTTTCCAATTACTATTTAAATTATCATACTGTGTCTTCCAACTATTCTTTAAATTTGTTTGGTTTCTATTATGTTCATTTTGTAAACTTGTTTTCATATCATTCATTTTACGAGTATGATCTGTAATATATTGTTTACGATCATCTTTACATTTTTTTTCAAGATTCTCAATTGCTTTTCTTCTTTCGTCTGCTAATTTCTTATAACTATTAAGATCTGCATTTAATTTACCTTGTGATTCTGATAAACGGTCACTTTCATCTGTTAATTTATTTACTTCGCTTATTTTTTTATCTATCTCATCACTTTGCAGTTTCAGTTCTTCGTCAAATTTTGAACGAAGTCGTTGCTCCAATAATTTTTTATTTTTAATATTATCCAATTCGATCGATTCTTTTTCTTTTTGAAATTCTAATTCCTTCTCTGCTATTACTTTTTGCATTTCTAATTGTTTTTTTTCTGCTGTATTAGAAGCTTTTTCCATAGCAATTTTTAAACCAGAAACTTTATCTGATAAATCTTTTTTAATAACGAGAAAATCTTGTTTTTTCTTTTCAATAATATCTTGAAGTTTTTCTTTTTCTTCTTGAAGAATCACATTAAATTTTTTTTTTTGTTCTTGATTAAGTGTTCTATAATAATTAACCTGTTTATCTCGTAATAAATCTATATGTGGATAATTATTAATCGTAATATCAAAATCTTTACCAGTTAAATCTTTTCCTATTACTGAACTACTCATAGGCTCTTTATTATAATATTTAAAAAAGTAAATTATGATGAATAATACTATTAATAATGATATAATATACTTATAATCAATTTTCATAATTTCTATATATAATAATTATGAAAAAAAATGTTTATTTCCAGCAATTTATTGTTTCTTTGGAGTTAAATCATTATTAATGATTACCGACTTATCTTTTTGTTCTTCTAATATTTTTTCTAATAGCTTTACTAAATGACTAACACCATTAACCTTAATCTTATAGTCTTCATATCCTTCTTTAAAAACTTTAAACGTTGGTATAATTAAGTAAATACCAATAGTAAATAATAAACTATATAATAAATAATCTTTTTCCTTAAATAAAAATCCTGGTGTTAATAGTAAAAACAAAGCAAATATTTTTATAAAATCTAAATCCATTTCTTATATACTATAGTTATAATTTTAATTTATTACTATTGGACAACGTAATACCTCATTTTTACTCGAAACTGCATAAATCATTGTTTTATAAATACAAATATCAATTAAATTACCCTCTAAACTACTGCTATATAAACGAAATGGTACTTTAATCGAAATAGGCTTAAAATAAATCTTCCCATCCGTTTTATTAATTGCGAATAAAATATTGTTTATACTGTCTATTTTATAGACATATATATTACTTGCTAGTAATTCCGGTTTATCAGCTAAATTATTGTTTAATTTACTTGAGTATAACTTTCCATCTCTATCCATTAATAATAATGTTGTTCCTATATTTGTATTTAAAATGTTAAAATCTACAAATTTATTTGGAATGACTATTTTTTCTTGGGTAGTACGACTAGAAATACGGTATAAATCTCCTGTATTTAAAAGTCCTATAATTTGTTTACTTTCTTTATCGAAACGTATTTGTATTAAATTTTTCACAACATTGTTATATTGTAACCATCCACCATTCATTACACTATTTAAAGGTCTGTAATATACATATGAATATTCACCTAATCCTATTGAAAATAAATAATGTTCATTTTCTATTGATCCAACAATTAGATTAGTTCCATAACTACTATTATCAAATAATTTCCACAAATCACTATCTGTATAAGTATTATTTAATTCTCGTATATATGGTGTATTATTTGTAGCATAACAAATAAGTTTATCATTCGTTATTAATAATTGTTTAGTTGATCCTGTTGATAATAATTCAAATTCAGGTTGAATTTTTTTTAAAAATTTTTTGTTTATTCCCATCAATTGCAGATGTTGTTTCCAACCAATGTCCTCCTCTATAAAATCTGTTCTAAAAATAGTTGTTGTATTCCATTCACTCGTTTCATTTTGTATATTATACGTCATATAAGTGTTGTTCCATAATAATTTATGATTACTCGAGTTTTGTGGATTAATTGGAAAATTTCCTATATAACCCACTGATTTTGGAATCTTCAAAATAAACCCTAATTTATTATTTGTATTCGCAATTAACGTATCACTATTGTTAAAAAATATTGTGTCTATATTTAATATCTCCCATTTTGAATCTTCATCAGGTATTTCCATTTCTTTTGCGATAATGTTGTATTTATCATATACTGTTAAATATCTATTTTTCCATACAGCACTTTGAAAAGATACTGTAAAATCATTGTTATATACTATAATCCATCGCTCTTCATTTAAATCTTCAATTAGGTTTTGATCAGCATTTAAAATACCGCTATCTATAGACCAATCGTTTTTATTGGTTCTTACATAACGACTATTCTTACAATTAAATAAACTATATGTATTTTCTTTTGACCATTGTTCTGTTCTTGCAACTTTAAATATACAATTTTCTACATCATAACTATCAGTTAAATATTTTTCAGATAATTCATTATTTAATGTAATTTTACCATTTGCATTATATTTATCAACCGATTCATCGACATCTAATTTTAAAAATCCTTTATGTTTTTTATTCCAAAGAGCTACTAGTGGATTAAAAATCTCAGGAATAGTACTATAAGTTTGCTTTCTAAATTTAAATAAAATAGATGTTGGTTTGGGTAAACTATGATAATATGACCACTTTTCGTCTGTATGTATCAATGGTTCATTTGGTTCACCTTTGTTTGTACCAATAACAGACATTAATAAACCTGCTGGATTGGGTACTATACCTTCGTTTACAACATTTACTTCAAATATATTTATGCCTTGTTTCATTTTTATAGGTGTAATTCCTTTGTGAATACCTGCTTTTGGAAATCCACCTACTTGTGAAACAATGTGTTTATTATTTAAATAAACTTCTGCGTATTTATCACATGCTATATGGATTTCAATATTATCATCAGTATCACTTTCTTTATAATACTTGTAATAAAATGTAATTGTACTTGAAGGCATAGCAATACGATCTGCATTATCTTCAAACCATATCCATTTTGCAAATTTATCTAACCAGGTATCATTCACGTTCCACGGATGCATATTATAACTACCTAAAACGACCGCATTATTTCCTTCATTATTACCATTTACATTACAAGTACCCCATTTTACATTTGGTGTATAGTTTAAACATAACGGTTTTTCTATAGGACATATGTATTTTTTAGCAACACTTGTTTTTTTATTACCAATCATAATAGCATTTTCCTCTCCATAACTTATTGCACATTCATTTTTTGTAACTGGTTTTACTGTTGGATTTGCTTTTAAATTATTTATATCATCAAACTTTGCCTCATCGCGTCCTTCTAATACTTGTTTATATTCTGGAGAATCTTTAAATGCTTGTGTTATAGATGCAATCGAATCACCCTTTTTAATACGTCCCATCCAATAATGAAAACCTAATCTGTCTGGATCACGATTTAGATTATTTCTATAAACATCTAATATTACTTGTTCATTTTTTGTTGGAGGATTAGAACAATGCAAATTTATAGGACAAGTATCTGGAAAAGTTTTTTTTTTATATGTTTCATGACTTATATCTTGGACAAGTATCTGGTCTTTTCCTAAATTATTATTTACATCAACATCTAGTTTATTTTCTGGCTTATCAAAAATAGTATCTACAACACGTTCTAGTGCAGATGCTCCTAATACATTTATTTTTACCCCATTATCGAAATTTTCTGTATACCATTTTTGTTTTAAAATAGACAAAAAATAGAGTATGGTTATTATTATGATTATTAATAATAAATATTTTAACATTTTGTATATTATTTATTTATAATTTATTATAAATAAATCTTATGAATAAGAAATATATCGATGATACTTTAAAGTGTAATCTTTATTAAATACCATTTCTAATATGGTTTTTGATGGTATTGTAAAATCCTCAAATTCTTCGTCCGACATGTTTAAAAGATGTTTCATTAAAACACGTCCGCAATGTTTATGTGTGACTATAATCGGAATTTTATCTTGTCTCAAAACATAAAGTATATCATTTTGGAAATAAGGTAATAGTCTGTCCAAGATATTTTCTTTAGATTCGCCATTTTTCATTGTATCAAAATAACAATTTTGATATACAGGATATTTTTCTAGAACCATTGGTAAATCATTTATCACAGGCGGTTTCATATAGAAATTGTTTCGCATCATTTGTGTAAATTTATCACCATACTCCTCTCGCATATATTGTCTTGGAATTCCCTCTAAAGAGCCATAATGTTTTTCGTTTAATCTCCAAGATGTATAAGTTGTAATTTTCATATCTTTCTCTGCTTTTATTGTTTTTTTCATAATATTACTTGTTTGAATTGCCCTATCTAATACAGATGAGAAAAACACATCGGGATAAATATTTTCTTTTATTAATGCTTTTGCTATTGTGGCGGCCTCGTGTTCACCTTTTTCTGTTAAAGGTATGTCTGTCCATCCTGTGAATTTACTATCGTGATTCCATATAGATTGTCCGTGTCTTATTAGATACACTTTATTTGAAAGGATGGCGAGCGTTTTTCTCATATATATAAAATAATCTTACTATTTTATCTATAATTTACTGTAAAACCTATTTTTTAAACTTACATAGACTATAATCTTCTGGACCTTTACATCCAAATACATTATTACCAACTTTAAATATTCCATCGCATTTATCTTTAATCCATAACGTGTTGTCTGAAAAGAGTCCATACGATTTATCCAAAACACATTCTTTATTTCCTCTTTGTATATCTAATTCTACTTTGGTTCCTGGAGATGGTTTTTGAAGTTCGGTTACTAAAATAAGTCCAGATCTACCGCCATAACCGCTAGGTGCTGAATTTATCCTTTGCCCAGGCTTATTATTGTATTGGGGAGCATTTGTTCCACCTCCTCCTGCACCATAATTTCTTAGATCACGTATAGGTTCAGATTGTTGAACTGTACCTGGGGAACTTCCACTTCCAGCTGCACCCCATGCAGCTCTTCTTCCAAAATTTTTATAATAATGATAACCAGTTCCACCGCCACCACCGCCACCAAATTTTTTGGGTATTACGGCTGTACCATATTGTGTCTGAAAAATCCTTGTTCCGTCTGCCTTTGTTGACGTTTTTATAATATCACTTACATCAGGTCCTGTTGAATGTTCACCATTTCCACCATGTTGGTTCTGTTTGTATCCATCGCCTCCTTTATTTGAACTTCCTACTTTTAATTTTATTTCTTTTTGTGGCGTTTTTAAAATAGAGTGCCCGGTTTTATCATCAAACTGTACAGTAAATGTTTCATCTTTTTTAAGATTAAAATTCAATCGTTCACCACTTTGTCCACCACCTCCTCTTCCACCGTAGTAAAGTGGATGATTATGATCTTGTCCTATGTTGAACCCTCTACCACCTTGACCACCCATTCCTATAAATATGCCTTTTACGGTTGTATCAACAACCGCTGTGAAAGTAACAACCGCATTTTTATCAGTCATATCTTTATTATCAAATATCGTATAGGTAGGACCTCCTGCATTGTCTGTTTTTCCGTCTACAAATAGAGAAAATGCCTCTTTATTATCCCATTTTAAAAACGACCCGTTTGGAGGACTCACTATTTCTCCCTCATTAATTATTTCAGGAATAATTCCTGGTTCGCGTTTCCAAGAATTAAACCTATCGTTTACTAATTCCTGGGTCAATTCAATATCCCAAACCGCAAATTCATGTATTTTTCCGTGAAATCCTACATCACCATTATGTAGAGAACGTCCAAGATAGTTTTTACGCGTATTATTTATAATCGGAGTTAAATCAAAATTCGCTTTCTTATTTTCTACAAGAACTCGATTAATATATATTTTTACATCCTTTGTTTCACTATTTAATACTAACACAATATGTGTCTGATTTAAACTATCAAATTTTGTGTTTGTATTTGTTAATCTTAATTCTTCACCCGATGATGGAATAATGGAAAAGGCTAGATTTCCATAATTTACATCATCATTATTCCATCTATATAAAAGAAAAGAATCACTATTTCCATCTTTACCAAATTGGAAAATTCTAGTCCATCCTTTATTTAAATCCAAAGTACTTACACGTGCTTCGATACTTATTACTTTAGAACCTTCGGTTATATTTACAGGTAAATCAAGATAAGATTTGGAATAAATACTTCGCATTGAAAATGTTAAAGCACCATCTTCCATTTTAATATGATCACCAGTGAGTTTACCATTTTTCTTTTCTATGTTTTGTTTGTCGTTTGTATCCATTGCTAACCTACTACCATTTCCATTAAATTTATAAAGATGAATTGGTGTTGGAGCAGGTGGAGGAGGTGGCGGAGGTACTACGATTGGATCTGTAGATTTTTCAGGTGTTGCACATATAACTTCTTTTGGATTAGGGGGTAAAAATACTGGCTGCTCTGGTTCTGCATATGTTCTTTCGCCCCATTTTTCTTCTTCCTCTTGTTCTACTTTTGTTTTTGGTTCTACTATTCTTGGTATCGGATCAGGTTTTTCAATATAAGGAAATGCTGGTTCATATGGTTGAAACTCTGGATCCTTAATTTTTCTTCTAGCTAAACCATTATGTTTATTCACGACATTAATATTTACATTGTCTTGTTTATCTGGTTGAAAAATACCGTCTATCACGTTTTCAAAGTTTTTCGAGCCATCCACAGTTAAATTATATTCATACCCTTCTGTTGTTTTACCTTTTACTAAATGATATGTGAAATAAAGTATTATTGTAAACAGTAAAGCATAAATGATATTTATATATGGAATTTGTTTTGAAAAGAACATTTTTGGCGTACATGTTAAAAATAACACAAATATATATAAAAATAATTGATATTCCATTCTTTATTATAATATTTACTTATAAAATTATAATAAAAAAACTAGTTTCATTTATTACACAACCCTTTTAATTGTAATATTTCACCTTTTTTTTGTTTGTGTACTTGATGAACCAACATTTATAATTACATCATTTGAACATTTTGGTTTCAGTTTTGATTGAGGTTAATATCCGTTATTCCATATTTTATAATCCATTGTTATTTTTGGATTATTCTTGTTCCACTTAGTTTGTACTTCATTTAAATTTTTAAAAAATACTACTTGTCCTGTAGTAGTATCAGATCTATTGTATACATTAGCTAAAGATTTTCCTAGAATTCTGTTTATTGATTTTCTAGTATTATCTTGATATACAACAACCAACGCTTTCATTTTATTATTATTATTCATTTTATCCAAAGCATAATTGATAAATTCTGTATCTGTTAAATTACGATGTTCTGATTTAAACAACGCAGAGGACCCAGTACCCCAATCCAATCCATTTTTATCAATAGCACTGTCTTTTATATAATAAAATACTGGTTTTGGTTCTGCTTCTGGTTCCGGTTGTGAACAGGGGGCGGGTGATGTCATTTTAGTTAATTCTCCATTGCATTCATACCAAAATGTTTCTAGATTTATTTTCAAAATATCATAAGTAAAATACAGAATTATACTAAATAAAGCACTATATACTATTTCTTGCAATATGAATTTTTTTTTCAATAAAAAGTTAGGTGTGCATATTAAAAATAACGCAAATAGAAAAACAAGTAATTGATATTTCATTTTCTTTATTATAATATTTACTGATAAAAATTATAATATAATTGTAATTATTTACCGTATTTATCATTCCACCATTTTTTACCGTGTTTCTCCTTCCACCAGGTTGGGTAAGTATAATTTGGTACCTCTGTATAATATCGGAATTTATTTGGTTTCCAATGCGCACCCCAATTACGACCCGTTTGAACCGAACAACCTCGTGGAACGTCTTTCCAATCTCTAGGGTTTTTAATAGTTTCTTCTGTCACCAATCTTCCCCATCTTGCCCTTTCCACTTTAGAACCAAATTGTGCAATTGCTCGTTCCCTACAATTCTCTTCTGTTATAGGGTCTTTTGGGTCAGATTCAAAAACTGGTGAATACATTGAATTATTTGAATGGTTTTTGTTGTTCCAATGTGCAGCCCAATCATCACCACTTTTAACTGAACAACCTTCTGGTAAATCGTCCCACGTACCAGATTGCAAACTGTTTCTTTTAGCTGTTACTTTAGAACCAAAATGAGTAACTGCACGTTGTAAACAATTCTTTTGTGTTGTAGGTGTAGATGGGTCTTCTTGAATAGTTACTGAATGAAAATTATCACCATATGTTCCTTTTTCATTTGAATTCCAATATAATGATTTAGTCCATTTATTAATTGAACAACCGTACGGCATCCAATCAACCGAGGTGTGGTTTAATTTAACCTTATTTTTTCCCCACTTCTGCCGCACCAGCGATTGGTTTATCGCTTTTTGTGCACAATTTTCCGGAGTGATTTTATAACCTTCTACACGTTCCTTTTCAAGTTTATTTACTTCAGACCAAGTTCCTATTTTAGCATAATCACGATTATCTCCGCCGTTTTTATTATTATTCCAAAATGTAATAAACTTTTCATGACCATCACTAATATTAACTGAACAACCTGTTGGCAATGTTTCAGCATTAACCTCAAGAGCACCACTTCTGGCTTCGACGGTTTTTGGTACAACTTTTACAATATCACCAAACTGAGATATTGCTTTATCAAAACAACTGTCTTTTTCCTCTTTTAAGTGTTTATCTTGTAATTCTTTTAATCTATCTTCTAATTGTTTTTTATTTTCCGCACTTAATTGTTTGGAATCAGCTAATTCCTTCTTTAATTTATCTTGTTCATCTAAGAAATTTTTTTCTCTTTCTTCTGCTAATTGTTTTTCTTTTTCCAATCTATCTTTTTCTGTTGAACGAGCTTTTTTCCAATCATCTACTATTGTATATTTTGGAGAAGTTTGACTCATTCCTGAAATTGTAAAACTTCCATCTCCAACTGCAACACCTCCATTATCTATATTTTCCTTACCATTTTTATTATCATTCCAATGTGCAGCCCAATCACCACCACTTTCAACTGAACAACCGTATGGTTTATCTGACCATTCACCCATTTGTAATTGATTTCTACTATCCGTTACTTTACTTCCAAATTGTGTAATTGCTCTTTGAAAACAATCTGCCTTATCATCATTACTTGCATCACCATCTAACCTTTTTTTTTCAGCCAATTTAACTTCGCTATAACTACCTACTGTTGTATAATCACCACTGCGCATACCATTTATATCATCTTTATTATCGTTCCAATATGCAGCCCAATCATCACCACTTTTAACTGAACAACCAGGTGGAGCATCTTCAAATTTACCTGATTGTAAACATTTTTTACCATCAGTTACCTTATCTCCATAAGCAATAAGTGATCGTTGAAGACAATTTTCTTTTGTGGTTTCTTGTTCCTGTACAGTTCCAAGAGTTACTTCTAAGTATTCACCGCTAATATTTTTACCAGCCATATTACTATTCCATTGAGCAGGTTCTGGTCCGGAACTGTTACAACGAACAATACAACCATAAGGTGCAGTTTCACTTGATATTTCTTTTAATTCATCTCCTTCGACAAACTTTTTCCCAAATTGTGCTTTAGCTCGAGTAACACAAGAAGTTTTTAATTGAGAATCTAATTTTGCTCGTTTTTCTGCGTCTTGTATAGATTTCAATCTTTCTGATTCTTTTATACTATCTAATCTTTCTTGTTTTTGTCTTTCTAATTCTAACCTATGTGCCTCTTTTTCTTGAGCTATTTTTTTATCGGCCTCATCTTGTGCTTTTCTACGTGCTTCTTCTGCTTCCAATGCTAAACGTTCTCTTTCAGCAGCGGCTTCAGCATTTCTTTTCTGTCTTGCTTCTTCTGCTTCAGACTCTCTGCGTTGTCTTGTAGCTTCAGCTTCTGCTTTTAATGTTTCTAATTTTAATATTTCTGCTTCTCTTCTTTGTTTTGCTTCTTCTTCTAGCCTTTTTCTTTCTGCTGCATCTAATTCTTGTTGTGCTTTATATTGTTTTCTTTCTGCGTCTAATGCAGCTTGATCAGCTTGTTGTTTTTCTTGTTGTGTTCGTAATTCTTGTTGTTCAATATCATAAGCTTCGCGTTCTGCTTGTAATCTTCTTTCCCTAGCAGCTATCGCAGAGTCAGCATTTCTACGTTTTTCTTCGGCAGATGCATTGGCTTGTTCAAGTCTTTGTCGTTCAGCTTCAATTTCAGCTTCACGTTTTTTTGCATCTTCATTTTCTTTAGCCAATCTTGCTTTTTCGTTTTCTAATTGAGTCGCTTTATCATTTAATTGGGATTGTAATTGTTGTTGCGATAATAATTCTTGTGCTAATTTTGATTGTTCTTCTTGTAATTTGGCTGCTTGATCATTTAATTCTTTTTGTCGCGCTGCTCCTTCATTTGCTGCTTGTAGTTCTTTTTCTTTAGCTTTTCGTGCTGCTTCTGCCGTGGCTTCTTTAATGCGTTTTGCTTCTTCAATTGCTAATTTAGCTTCTACAGCAGCATCCTCAGCAGCTTGTGTTTCTAATTGAATAGACGCTCTTAACTCAGACATTCTTTTTTCATCTGCTGCTACTTGCTCCTTTCGTTTTGCCTCTGCTTCTTCTTGTTCTCTTTTTTGTTCAGCTTTCATATCTGCAATTCTTTTTGCTTCTAAAGCTTCTTCTTCTTTACGTTTTGCTTCTGCTTCTGCTTCTGCTTGTTCTTTTGCTTTCTTTTTAGCTTCCAATATTTTTCGTGCCTCTTCAGCAGTTTGAGGGGTTTTTTTATTTAATTTATTCAAATATGTTTCATCAACCCAGGTTTCGGAATCTTTATTACATCCGGTTGTTGCTGCTGTCTTCATTTCACTTTCAGTAGATATCATATGCATATTTAAACGTTTACATTGTTTTGTACAATCTGAAAAGGTCATTTTATTTTTTACCACCAATGGAGGATTTTTACATAATGAAATTCCTTTTGTATTTTCAGTGTTTACACAATGACAATATGCTTCATGATTTATATCTTGTTCATTTCTAGATGACCAAACTTCACCATTTGGAATTGTTTTTGGTATAGTGGTTGGTTTATAACTGCATGAACCCCATTGTTTTCTATCATAACTATAACCATTACAATACGGTGTATCTTCTGGACAAACTAATAACATATTTTTATCTTTCGTACCATAATTAAATGCACAATATTCTGGTGACTTTACTATTCTTGATTTTGACTTTGGTTTTATTTCTTTTGATTTTACTTTAAATTTATCTGGTAATTCATCAATAGACTCATATGTTAATTCATCCTCATTTTCACCATTAGAACCATAAGGTGGTTTTATATTCGTAGTTCCTTTGGGTAAAATTGTTAATTCTTTTCGTGTTCTTGTATTATCAATATCTATTTCAACAGGAGGATCTTTTTTACTAAACATGTTTAAAAAATTACCTAATCCGCTGGAATTTTCTACTGTTACGCTATATCCATCCATCGGTTCTCGACTGGTTTTTAATAATTGATATATCAAATATGTTACAATAATAAAAATAATTATGTAAATAATTATTAAATTATATTTCATTTATTATACTATATTTTACTATTTTAAATTATATTTGGATATAATTAAATATATAAAATTTATTGAAATAATATGTTTCAATAAATTTTTATTTATGATTTGTTAAAATATGATTTTGCTGGGGTTACAGGAGCTCCTTGGTTCTGTATCATTTTTGTAGCTCCAAGGAACATATTTCCCAGATTTGTCTCCTTCGAGACATCCCATCCTCTTATATATTGGTTAAAGGCTTTAGCTCTATAGAACATATGACCCATGGAGGTCACATTCGAGACGTTCCAATTGCCTATCGGTTGGTTAAATGCATTAGATTCTTTGAAATTCATGAACATACCTGCCATATTGGTCACCTTTGAGACGTCCCAACCACTTATATCTTGGTTAAATACTGAAGCACCAGCAAACATTTTCCACATATTGGTCACGTTCGAGACGTTCCATCTACTAATATCATCATTGAATGACGTCTTGTTCTGGAATAAACTACCCATATTAGTCACCGCACTCGTATCCCAATTACTAATATGCCCATATTTGGTAGTTGCTTGGGTCGGATTTTTTACCCATTCATTCACTGCTTGTTTAATATTTGCTTGTGTGATTGGTGTTGTTTTTGGTGATGGTGAAAATGTAGTTGAAAGAAGAGAAGGTGTAGTTGTTTCTTGTGGTACAGGTTCTGCTGCTGGTGATGGTTCTGCTGATGGTGATGGTTCTGCTGATGGTGATGGTTCTGCTGATGGTGATGGTTGTGATTCAACTAATGGTGTAATATCACGATAAATGGTTTCTTTTACGGGTCCTTCTACTTTATTATTAATACTTATTTTCACAGGATCATCATCATTACTAAATGATCTCAAAAAGTTACTTAAATAGTTAGCACCGTCTACTTTAATTTTATAATCATCCATTCCTTCTTTTTGAATAGATTCTACAAGATCATAAGTTAAAAAGAATACTAGACTAAATATAGCACTATATAGTAAGTCTTGTAACATGAAGTTTTTTTTAAATAAGAACTTTGGAGTACATATTACAAATAATGCGAATATATAAATAAATAATTTACAATTCATTCTTTAATATAATATTTACTTATAAAAATTATATTTGGGTATTTTATTGAAATAATATGTTTCAATAAATTTTTTAGTTAGGATATTGCGATGGTATGTTACTTCCAGTCATAGCACTAGGCCATCCAGGCAACTCACCGTCTCGAATAGAAGCGTGGATAGGAGCGCATGCCTGAATTATAGAACATATTCCACATCCTCACTGACGGGTTTACACTCCAATTATTGAGATTCTGGTTAAAGGATTGAGCATTATCGAACATTCTAGACATATTTTTCACCTTCGAGACGTCCCAATTGCCTATCGGTTGGTTAAATGCTCGAGCAGCAAAAAACATACCAGCCATCCAAGTCACATTAGATACATCCCAACTTCCTATTGGTTGGTTAAATGCTTTAGCTCCATAGAACATATATCCCATAGTAGTCACATTCGAGACGTCCCAACTGCCTATGGGTTGGTTAAAGGCATCAGCTCCTTGGAACATACTTTGCATACTGGTCACCTTCGAGACGTCCCATTTACTAATATCTTGGTTAAAATTTTCAGTATTAAGGAACATTCTTCTCATATTGGTTACATTACCAGTATTCCATTTAGTTATATCATCATTGAACCTTCTCATTGTTAAACTACTGAATAGATCCGACATATCAGTCACCGCACTCGTATCCCAGTTACTAATATGTCCATATTTGGTAGTGGCGACGGATCGGCGATTTCCCCAATCATTCACTGCTTCTTTAATATTTTTGTCTGTGATTGGTGTTTTAGGAGGACCAAAATTTGGTTTGTACGAGGAACTGATTGGACAATTATTAAACATATCAGCGTAACTATCATTTGAAGTCATCTTCGAGACGTCCCATCCTCTTATATTTTGGTTAAAGGCTCGAGCAGTATTGAACATACCTCCCATAGCGGTCACCTTTGAGACGTCCCAATTGCCTATCGGTTGGTTAAAGGCGTAAGCATAACCGAACATATAATACATATTTTTCACCTTCGAGACATTCCAATTGCCTATCGGTTGGTTAAAGGCATTAGCATAACTGAACATACGTTCCATAGTAGTCACATTCGAGACGTCCCAATTGCCTATCGGTTGGTTAAAGGGGTAAGCATAACTGAACATGGATGCCATATTGGTCACCTTTGAGACATCCCAATCGCCTATGGGTTGGTTAAAGGCTTCAGCTACATAGAACATACGTTCCATAGTAGTCACATTCGAGACGTCCCAATTGCCTATCGGTTGGTTAAAGGCTCGAGCACCCTGGAACATACCATACATATTGGTCACATTCGAGACGTCCCAACCACTTATATTATCGTTAAAATATGATTTGTTTAAGAACATATAATTCATATCAGTCACCGCACTCGTATCCCAATTACTAATATCTCCATAAGTGGTTAAAGCGGAACGATTATCACTAATCCAAAGATTGACTGCTTTTTTAATGTCTTTATCAGTACGACGTAATTTAGCAGCTTGTCTTTCCCTCTCAGCAGCAGCTTGTCTTTCCCTCTCAGCAGCAGCTTGTCTCTCCCTCTCAGCAGCAGCTTGTCTCTCCCTCTCAGCAGCAGCTTGTCTCTCCCTCTCGG